ATCAGATTTCTAATCTGAGGGTCACAGGTTCGAGTCCTGTCGGGCGTGCCAGCCCGGCTGATGGTCACTCGGGCAGCGGATCGGGAGGCGACGAGCCTCCAGCTGGCGGGGAGCCGGTCTCGACCATCGAGACAAGCTCCCTCCCGCCAGGCTCCGCCCTCCTCGTCACCCCGGCGCTGCTCGGCCCGCACCTCTCGGAGGTGCTCGCTGAGCTAGGCCGCGGGCGAAGCGTCCTGCTCGTCGGCAGTTCCCTCGACTCGCGCACCACGCGCGAAGGAACTAGCCATGACGAAAGCGACCGAGAGAGCCAGCGGTAGCTCGCTCTCGACCGAGGGACTCATCCACGCCCTCACGCCCATCTGTGCCCCGAGGGACACAGGGGAGGCGCGACCGATCCTCATCGCGTTCACCGCCCAGGAGTTCAACCTCCTGAACGAGCTGTGGGGCGAGTTGCACAACGCGCTCGTGGACGAGGCCATCCGTTTCGAGAAGCGCGACCCCGCGCCCTTCTAGGAGGTCGAAGCGATGGATGCAAAGACACTCGAAGCTCTGGGGCTCTCTTCCGCCGACCTGGAGCAGAAGCTGTTGGACCGACTCGTCGAGGCCGCCATGAACGGCGCGATCTTCGACGAAGAGGGCGAGCCGATCGGGCGCTTGGGGCGCCGGCTCGACGAGGAGATCAAGAAGCGACTCGACGAAGGTATCCAGGCCATCGGCGAGAAGCACGTTCTCCCCAAGGTGGCCGAGATCCTCGAAGGCGTCTGCCTTCAGGCCACGAACGAGTGGGGTGAGGCGAAGGGCAAGCCCATGACCTTCATCCAGTACCTCGTGCAGCGTGCCGAGCGCTACATGCACGAGAAGGTCAACTTCAGTGGCGAGTCCAAAGCTGAGTGCCGCGACTCCTACTCCTGGAGGGGGGAGCAGACCCGAGTTACCCACCTGATCCACGCGCACCTCAAGTACTCGATCGAGACCGCGCTCAAGACCGCCCTCAAGGACTTCGACAAGCACGTCGCCGCGGGCCTCGCCGAGACCGTCAAGGCCAAGCTCGAAGAGACGCTCTCGACGCTGAAGAAGCTGGGGGTGAAGGCATGAAGCTCACCTGCAACGGCCACTCCCCCGAGGAGCTGGCGAAGCGCCTCGCCGCCTTCTTCCCCGACGGCGATATCGAGTGGAAGCCCGACCGCTTCATCCCGCTCCAGGAGAACCGGGGTCGGCACCCAAAGCAGGACGACCCCTGCCGTGCGGTCATGCTGGCCTACGTCACCAACCGCGCCATCCAGGAGCGCCTCGACCAGGTCGCCGGCCCCGGCAACTGGCAGATTCGATATCGCCGCTGGGGCGACAAGGGCGTCATGGCGCGCCTCGGCCTGCGCTTCGAGCGCGAGGACGGGAGCGACTACTGGGCCTGGCGCGAGGACGGGGCCGACGAGACGGCCATCGAGTCCACCAAGGGCGGGATCAGCTCCGCCTCGAAGCGCGTCGGCTCCGCCTGGGGCATCGGGCGCTACCTCTACCGGATGCCCGACGCCTTCTGTGAGGCAGTCGCCACCAAGGTCGAGAACTGGCGGATCAAGAGCGGGAGGCTCAAGCGCTGGGGCGACAAGCCCGCCGTGCCCGTCGCCTTCCTCCCCGAGTTCCAAGGGAAGGACCCCCAGCCCGAGCGACGGCCCGAGCCTCGACGGCAAGAGCCGCAGTCGCAGCAGACCCAAGCTCCGCAGCAGGCGCAGACCCAGGCGCAGCACGCCGCACCGAACAACGTCGATGACGTCCTGCCGTGGCCGCTGGGCGAAGAGCCCAAGTGGCTCGACTGGCGCCTGAAGTTCGGCAAGTACGAAGGCGCGACCCATCGCTGGCTCGCGTCCGGGTCCGTCGGCGGCGCGCGGCAGAGCTACATGGAGTACCTGACCAAGGACGGCCCGCGCCCTCACGAGAACCCCAAGTACGCCGAGAACAACCGGCTCCAGCACGAGCGCTTCCTGACCTGCATCAAGGCCATCGAAGCGCGCGGCGCCGAGGCCGCGAACGACCAGCGCGACGAGCAGGTCGAGATGTACGGCACGCCAGCCGACGAGCCCGACTACGACCCCATCGACTCTACGCCCTTCTGAGGAGGACCCCATGCAAGAGCAAGCCACCACGCAAGAGGTCTCCCCCGAAGGCGAGGCCCGCGAAATCGACGCCGAGATCATCCGCGCCGTCCAGTCCTACAGCGTCCAGGACGCCGCGATCGCTGAGCTGCGAGCCGAGTACTCCCTGCTCAAAATCGCCGGACCCGACGACCGCAAGGGATACCTGGCCGTCTCGGAGGCCCGCAAGCACATGAAGCGCCTGCGCGTCTCCGTGGACAAGACCCGCAAGGCCCTCAACGCCGACGCCCTCAAGTGCCAACGCGCGGTCAACGACGAGGCGAAGCGCATCGCATCCCTGATCGAGCCCGTGGAATCCGACCTCCAGGCCAAGGAGGACGAATACCAGGCGGCGAAGATGCGCCAGCGCGAGGAGGAGGAGCGGGCCAAGGCCGCTCGCCTCAAGAAGCGCATGGACCAGCTCGACGCCGTCCGTGCCCACGTCCCCAGCTTCGAGGTCGAGAAGCTCGACGACGACGCCTTCGCGGCGCTCCTCGACGAGAAGACTGCCATCTTCGAGGCGGAGCGCGCGCAGGAGGAAGAAGAGCGACGGGCCGCCCTCGCCGAGGAGAAGCGCCGCGAGGCTGAGCGCCAGGAGCGTGAGGCCCAGGAGGCTGCCGAGCGTGCCCGGGTCGCGGAGGAGCAGCGCCAGGAGCGCGAGCGCCTCGCGGCCGAGCGGGCTGAGCTGGAGCGCCGGTTCGCCGAGATCGAGGCCGAGCGCGAGAGGCGCGCCACGGCGGAGCGCGAGAAGGCCGAGGCCGAGCGCCAAGAGCGGGAGGTCGAGGAGGCGAAGCGCCGCAAGGAAGCGGAGGAGCGCCGGCTCGCTGAGCTGGCCCCCCAGCGCGAGAAGGTCGCCGCCTACCTGGAGGCCGTCCTGCGCGTCGAGGTGCCCGTCTGCGACTACCGCCCCGACGTGATCCTCGCCCGCGCCCGCTTCGTGGAAGAGGTCGAGCGGCTCGCCGAGGCCGACCCCGAAGCGCAGGAGGTGGGCCGTGGATGACCTCGACCTAACACGCCTTGAGCAGACGATCGGCTGCGCGATCCGCGACGCGCTGCCCAGCCTCACCAAGCGCGAGCTGTTCGCTGCGATGGCGATGCAGGGGATGCTGGCGAACTCCTCGCTGAAGCCCAGCCTCCCCTACGCCCGCACGGCACTGACCGCTGCCGACTGCCTGCTCGCCGCCCTGGCGGAGGAGGGCTCCGATGCCGAAGCCTGACCCCCGCGCCATCGAGCGCGCTGCCGTCTCCGCAGACGCCGCCCAGCTCGAGGCCCTCGCCGACATCCTCCGCAGCGTCGGCAAGGGCAACTCCGCCGAGCTGCTGGAGCGCATCACCCGCCGGATCCGCAAGCGCGCCGGGCTCCCCGTGCGGGAGGAGGTGCGTCATGCGGGCTGAGGACAGGGAGAAGGTGCGGGAGGCGCTGGAGTGGTGCCTGCACGTCATGGCGGGCGTCGGAAAGTCCGGTGAAGCGCCGTCCATCGAGGAGGGGCTCGCCGCGCAGAGGGCGGGCCGCGCCGCGCTCGCGCTACTTGGGCCCGGATACGCTGCATTGGCCGGACACAGCGCCACGGGCTCGGGACCGACTGGCTCCATGGCCTTGCTCTCCGAGGAGGGGGGCGGGCCCGAGCTGCTCGACTTCGAGACCGCCCTTCGTGAGTGGGCTCGCTCTGCTGGCGACAGGGAAGAAGGGGCGCGCCGCTGGGCCATCCTCGGAGAGGCCCGCCATGTCGCGCAGAAGCACGCGGGCTTCTCTCCCGCCCCGGAGGGCCCCGAGCCCGAGGGGGACGAAGACGGTCCGATCTGCAAGAAGCACGGCGAACGACTGGGCTGTGCTCGGTGCTCCGAGGAGCGGTTGCGGGATGCCCTGCGCGCCTCCCCAAGTCTCATGCGAACGAGGATCGGTCCCGGCGAGCCGCCCCCTTCCCCTGAGGGGTGCCCGACGTGCGGGGGGAGCGGGAAGCGCCGGTTCATGGCGGAGTCCTGCGACACCAACATCACCAAGGCATACGAGGTGCCCTGCCCCGACTGCTCTGCCCCCGCCGTGGGCGATGACCCCGAGTGCGAGGCGGAGGATGGCGGCTTCTTCTGCACGCTCAAGGCCGGCCATGCAGGGGAGCACAAAGCGCACGGCACCGGACCGGGTGTGTACCACCGCTGGACCGACGCCCCCGCCCCCAAGGAAAGCGCGCGTGAATGGGCAGAGCGCCACGGCCACAGGCTCCCGTCCAAGGAGGAGCAACGCATCGCCCTCGATTCGGAGATCGGTCAAGGTGCCGGCCTCCCCGCCCCCCAGGACCCGTGGGATCTGAAACCGTGCCCGCTCTGCGGAGGCAAGGCCGTCGTCATGGGCGACGACCCCGGCGAACGGCAAACGGTCGTGTGCCTCGGATGCGGGATCGGCTTCGACCGCCTCGGAGCGGCGTGCCCTATCGAGAAGCAGGTCGAGCATTGGAACCGCCCCCGCCCCGTGGAGGGGCCCGACTACGCGCAGCCCGAAGCGGTCCAGGACGCGCTGGAGTGGATCGACGCCCTGAACACGGTCAAGGCGGAACGCGACGCCGCCCGGTGCGGAGAGAGATCCGCAGACGCCGAAGTCGAGCGGCTCCGCGACAAGCTCCAGCAAGCCGAGGCCGAGCGAGACGCGGCCCGCGCCGAACTCAAAGCCCTCAAGGCCCGCGAGCGGGAGTGCATCGAAGCCTTCGAGCCGTGGGTCCAGGGCCCCGGCGTCGTCGGCGGGATTCTCCACCTCCAGGAGCAACTCGCCGCCCTGCGCTCCGCTCCTCCCTCTGAGGAGCAAGAGGCGCTGGCCCGGGAGATCGAGGAAGACTGGGACGGTACGCGCATCGGTGAATGGTCGAACGCCTTTCACCGACGCCAACCGGTCACGAATCAGATGTCCGAGCTTGCCGCCCGTGTCCGCGCCCTCCGCCTTGGGGTGACGGAGGAGGAACGGCTCGCGCAGGCGGCAGACCGGAAGCAACTGCGCGCTATCGCTGGCTCCTGTTCAGCGATGGGTCTTCAGGCTTCGGCTGACTGGCTCCGCTCCCTGGCCCAGCGCCTCAGCGGAGAGGAGGCCCCCCGTGGCTAGCCTCGACTGGGCAGCCATCCAGGACCCGGCGAAGGCTGGGCCGCCCGACCGGCCGGAGGCCACGCACTTCTGCCGCGTCTGCGTCCAGGAGGTCCGCCAGGACCAGGACGACGACGAGTGCGGGAGCTGCGGGCACCGGCTCACGGAAGGGGGCTACGAGCCCGGCGCGTGCCACATGTGCGGGGCGCTGCGGCTGACCGCGGACCCCGAATGGTGCGTCGAGCACGGCCCCGACGACATGGCCTGCCCGAGCTGCGTGCGGGAGAACCTCTGATGGCCGTCCTCACCTGGAGCGAGTGGCTCTTGCTCATGGTCGCCTGCTGGCTCCTCTCCGGGCCCGTGCAGGTGATCGTCCTGGAGCCGATCATGGAGTGGCTGGGGAGGCACAAGCGATGAGCACCAAGCCCCCGCCGGCCTTCCAGTTCTACCCCGCCGACTGGCTCTCCGACGCCAGGGTGCGCGAGATGACCTTCGAGGAGAAGGGCGTCTACATCGACCTGCTCTCCCACGCCTGGAAGGAGCGCGGGATCCCCGCCGACCAGAAGCGCCTGGCGAAGCTCCTCGGCCTCTCCCCGGCCAAGCTCGCGCGCCTGTGGGCGACCGTCGGGCGCTGCTGGGAGGAGCGCGGCGACGTGCTCGTGCAGCCCCGCATGGAGCGCCAGCGCGACGAGCTCGAGCGCCACCGCGAGCAGGCCCGCGAGGCCGGCAAGCGGTCAGCGGAGAAGCGACGGAGCGGCAACGGAGGGGCAACGGCCCTCGCCCTCCTCGTTGCCCTGTCCGTTGGGGGGTCCGTTGACCTCCCGTTGGAACGGAACGGCAACTCTTCTTCTTCGTCTTCATCTTCTTCTTTAACCCCCCCAGCCAGACCAACCAGCAGTCGTAACGCAACAGTGGCCCCCCCGCTGCGGGCGGCTGAGCTGGCCTGGTCTGGGGGGAGCGTGGGAGGAGGGATCGGATGAGCGGTCTCTCGAAGCAGGGGGCCTACGACTGGCTCCGGGCCCGCATCCGTCCGCTTGGCCTCGACCACACGGGGCGAGAGTCCGCGTGCCAGGCCGCCCTGAAGCGCTGGAGCCCGGAGGTCTCGCCGGACGGCTGGCGCCGCTGGGTTGACTCGTGTCTCCAGCGAGCGAAGCACGAGAGCGCCGAGAAGCCGTCGAGCGTGCTCATCGCGGCGCTGCGCGAGGACCCCGGCGATGCGCTGGAGCCTCCCCCGCCGCCCGCCCATCGCCCAGGGCAACCGCGGGCCGAGGACGACGCACGGCGCGCGCAGGAGCGCGAAGCCGAGCGCGACCTCCAGCGCCAGCCCAAGCCCCCGCTCTCGCTCGTGCTCCCGCTCTGCCGGGAACGCGGGATCTCGGGGCGGGAAGCCTGGGACCTGATCGACGCCGAGTGGAGGCGCCAGGGCTGCCCCTGGTCCGAGGACTTCGACCCCCAGCCCCTCGAGGTGAGCGCATGAGCGGCCCCAGCCTCTTCACCCCGCCCACCTGCTCGACCTGCGGCTCCCCCTCCGCGCTCCAGGCCGCGGAGTACGTCCAGGGCCAGCGCAATGGGTTCCTCTGGGTCTGCACCCGCTGGCCGAGCTGCTGCTCCTGGGTCGGCTGCCACCCCGGATCCATGCGGCCCCTCGGCACGCCGGCGGACACCGAGACCCGGCGCCTGCGCTACCGCGTGCACCGCGCCATCGACCCGCTCTGGCGAGGGGGTCGGCGGCTCAAGAATCTCCGCAAGGCGAGGGACTCGCGACACCGGATCTACCGGCAGCTCGCGCAGCACCTGGGCGTCGAGGATTTCCATGTCGGCCAGGCCGACGCCGACACCTGCAAGCGGGCGATCGAGTGGGCACGGGAGAGGAGAGCGTGAGCCGGGCCAAGCGACCGGCCTGCGCGCTCTGCGAGCTGTGCGGCGTGCTCTTCGAGGAGCCCCTCGTCCAGACCGTGCGGCTCAGCCTCGGCCCCGTCGGTGAGTTCCAGCGCCGCGCCTGCGCCGAGTGCACCCGCGAGCTGTTGGGGGCCATCCGTCCCGTGTTCTCGCTGCCCGCCATTCGGAAGGCGGAGGACGTATCCGAGTGAAGCGCGGTTCCCGTCTCAAGCGCACCTCCGGCCCCAAGCGCTCCGCCCCCCTCAAGGCCCTGGGCAAGCGCAAGCGCGAAGAGCTGCCCGAGCTGGAAGCCTTCCGCTCCGCAGTCCTCAAGGCGCACCCGCTCTGCGAGCGCCACCGCAGGCGGGGAGAGCTGCGTCCTTCGACCGACGCCCACCACCTCGTCAACCGCAACGAAGGCGCCGGCCACCCGGACCTCCACAACCCGGAGAAGAACGGAGCCGGCCTCTGCCGTCGCTGCCACATCGAGGAGCTGCACGGCGGGGCGCCACGCGACCGCGACTTCTGGATCAAGCGCCGCGCCTGGCTGGACGCCGGCGGGCGCACCACTGACCCTGATTTCACTGACCCCGAACCCAAGCCATGATCGAGAAGTTCTCTCTCAAGTCCCTAGCGGACATCGACGCCGGAAGAGTGCGCGAAGCCTTCGAGCAGGCCATCGCACGCTGCGAAGCCGACTGCAAGGACCGGCCGGCCGTCGAGGCGGCGCGCAAGGTCACGCTCACCGTCTCCATGTCGCCGGTCATCGAGGCCGACGGCGAGATGGGCAGCTGCAACCTCCAGTTCCAGATCACCGACTCTGTCCCGATGCGGAAGTCCAAGGTCTACAACATGAAGTCGGCTCGCGGCGGACTGCTCTGGAACGAGCTATCCCCCGACGAGATCAACCAGACGACCATCGACGAGCCGAAGCCCCGGGAGGTGAGCCATGCTGGCTGAGCTGCTCACCAAGCTGCAGGAGATGGCGCGCGGAGAGGCCGCGGTCTCTTTCCACGAGCACCCGCTCATCCCGGGCAAGGGTTGGCTCTCGAAGGGGCAGGACCTGCGCGAGATCGAGATCCCGCCTCAGGAGCGGCTCCACGGGATCTACACCCTGTCGTCGCTCGTCGAGCTCGTCGCCAGCTCGGAGATCGCGGAGGCCCCGGAGGTCTTCTGCAGCGAGCACGGCGCCCACGCGATCCTCGGGAGGTCCAGGCGCGAGGGCGCACTCCTGCCCTTCACGCCGAGCGAGCGCTGGCAGGCCCTCGAGGGGCTGGCCCGCGATGGTGGAGCGATGTCGGTGCCGTCCGCGGTCAAGCTCCTACGCTTCGGCCTGCACGGCACTGGAACCGAGGCCGTCGTCCAGGCCCTGCGCCGCGTGGACTTCAAGCGGTCCAGCGACGGGGCATCCGTCACGGAGCACGGCCGGGAGAGCCTCGGCCGCTCCGTCGAGGCCGCGGTCCAACAGGCGGACTCGATCCCCGAGGAGTTCTCCGTCGAGGTCCCGGTCTTCTCGACGCCCGGGACCCTGGCGGCCTCGACCCTCGCGGTTCGCTGCGGGATCTACCTCGACGTCCTGAACGAGACGGTCCAGATCCGGCCGCTGGCCGACGAGCTCGCGCGCGCCAAGCACGCCGCCGTCCAGCAGATCGCGGACACGCTGGAAACGCAACTCGGGGACCGTGGCCGCTCTCAGGTCCCCGTCTTCATCGGCACCGCTCGGCTTCGCCCCGGCGACGACCACTGATTCGAACGCCCGCCGGCCCAGCGTCGGCGGGCGCCTAGCTGAAACCGAGGAGGACTGAACCGATGGGAACGTTACAGGAGAACTCTGGGCAGTTGGTTGTCATGCGTTGCTGGTGCGGCATCCAGCACGCTGTCCCCGCCTCTCTGAGGACGGAACAACTTCGGCAACACAACGACGGCAAGAACGTCATGGGTGTCTATTGCCCACTCGGGCATACGCACGTCCCGGCCGGCGAGCGGGAGGTGGATCGTTTGCAGCAACGCCTCCAGGCCGAGAAGCGAATCTTGGAAGCGGAGCGGGAGGAGCACGCTCAGACGCGCGCCGAGCTGGATCACACCGAGCACCGCCGGCGTGCCGAGAAGGCCGCGAAGACCCGGCTCAAGAAGCGCGCCGCCGCTGGCGTCTGCCCCTGCTGCAACCGGACCTTCGAAAACCTGGCGCGGCACATGCAATCCAAGCACCCCGACTTTGCGGAGGCCAAGCGTGCCTGACTCCCCCCAGACACCGGAGCAGGGGCGCGAGGACGTGCTGGAGCGCATCGCCGTCGAACTGGACGGGATCAAGGCGCTGCGGGCCGGGCACCGGAAGGAGTGGCCGCCCGGCTGCGAGGTCCACGACTCCGACCTGCACAAGTGGGCTGTCGGCATCCGGGCCGAGCGCGACCGCCCCGCCGTGGAGCTGGCCGAGGCCCGCGCTGAGCTGGGCGTTGCTACCGACCTGTTGAAGCGCGTCGTAATCCAGGGCGTGGGACAGCCGTGGACCGGGCGCGAGATGCACGATTGGGCGTGCGACTACAAGGACTTCAGCAACGGGCATGGTCGGGCGTTCTACGCAAAGCCGCACGACAACTGCGGCCATCGCAGCCGCGAGACAAGCAACGACGAGCCTGTCCCGTGCTACGACCCGCGCTGCATCGCCCTCCGCTCCCAGATGGCCGCCCTCCAGGAGGAGAACGCGCGGCTGCGTGGCCTGCTGGCCGAGATGCTCGCCCTGAACCCTTCGGTCACCGGAGACATGGAGAAGGTGGGCGTCTGGGCGGCGACACTTGCTGCGGCGCGCGCCGCCCTCTCCCCCTCCGGGGAGGAGGAAGGCTGATGGACTGGACCCACTTCGCCTGGGCCTGCGGGCTCACCTTCGGGGGCCTAGGGACTGGCTTCCTGCTCGGATCGCTTGGGCGGCGGCCGCGCATCGAAGCGAGCAAGGTGACGAGTGCCCAGGAGTGCCTGCGCTGGTTCCTGGTTCACAGGTTTCAGATCGGGGTCTATGCCGGCCGCTACTCGACGGCTGAGTGCCTCGCAGCGATGCAACTCCTTGCTCACGCCGACCTCGCGGCCCCCGCCTCCAGCGGGGAGGAGGAAGCCGGTGGGTAGGACGCACATCTGGAGACGCTACAACGGCGACCGCACGGCCCAATCGTGGTGCCCGGCCAGGATCCAAGAGACGGCGGGCGCCGACACCCCCACGGTCTTCGACCGCCCCGAGAGATCCGATTGCCTCTTCTGCCTCGTCGCGCTCCGCGACGAATCGCTGCGAGTGGCTGCCTGCGCCGCCCGCAACGCCGAGGCGCTGACGGAGCGGATCGAGTCCCTGCGGCGAAAGAGGCGCCGCGCCGCGCCCCCCCAGGGGGAGGAGCGGGGAGAATGAAACTCTGCTACATCGAGGGCCCTTGGGCCTACTTCACGACGGCAAAGCGCCAGTGGGGCGACGACTGGAACGACGCCCCCTACGAGCACAACGCGGGGAGACCCTACGACTGGCGAGAGTCGAGCACGGAGGAGCCCTACACGATCCGCAGCGTGGCCTTTGACGGGCCCTTCCAGACACCAGCCGCTCTCGGCCTCTCCGTCTCAGTCCAGGACATCAACGAAGGGCGCTTCGCCTGGCTGACGCTCGACCGGTTCGAGCGAGTGCCCGAAGGCTACTCGGGAGCGACCGCGCTCATGGGTGGGGCGTCCCTAGAGGAGTTCTGCCGCTTTGTCGAGGCCCTCGGCGGGACGGTGTACGAGCCGCGCGCTGCGGCCTCTACCGAGGAGGGGCGCGAGTGACGCTGCGGTTCTTCCTCCCCCTCAAGCCTCCGGGCCTCAACGGCCCCAAGGGGCTCATGCGGATGCACTACCGCGAGCGCGTGCGGCTGACCGAGGTCTTCGACCTGGCCGTGCTCGCCGCGCTCCCATCGCGCAACCTCATCCCGGGCCCCGTGCGCGTCACCTACACCGTCCACTACGCGAGGCAGCCCCGCGACCCGGACAACCTCGCCGCCTCGCTCAAGTTCCCGCTGGACGCCGTCGTGAAGGCAGGCGTCCTAGAGGACGACGGGCCGCATGTCGTGGCCGAGCTCGTCACCCGCCAGATCAAGGTCCCCCGCGTCAAGGACGAGGGGTGTACCTTGGAGATCGAACAACTCTCACCCGAGGAAACCTCATGAACACCCTGATCCTGGCGCTCGCCCCCTTCGTGGGCAGCGATCTCTGCCCCACCACCCCGAGCTCCGCCGGCACCGGCGCGCGGCTCTTCGAGAACCCACCGGAAGGCCAAGGGGTCACCACGCTCGTCGTCAACGACGGCGTGCCCGGTCGCTGGGGCATTCGCATCAGCTCCTCTCGCCCGCTCGCGCCGAGCCCTTGGCCCGGTGCAGTCGGCACTCTCTGCATCGACCCGAGGGACTCCTTCTTCGAGCGCGACATCCCGCGCAAGCCCAACACCTCGGGGATCGTCGTCATGCCGCGCCCCTGGCGCCCCTGGCCGCAATACGTCCAGTGGTGGTACCGGGATCGCGACGAGCAGGGGAAGCCGATCAGCAACTTCTCCAACTCCATACGACTCGAAGTCTCAACATGAACCCAACCCGCGCACGGAACAAGCTCGACAACGCACTCGGCCTGCTCGCCCAAGCTCGCGAAGCCCTCGAGGAGACCAAGACACCGGGCCGCCGGCGGCCAGCCCCCGAGCCGCAACCGAAGCCCGAACCCGATCCCCCGCCGCGCCGCAGGCCCAAGCCGAGCTCGGGCTACCCGGACGTCACGGTCGAATGGGACGACGGGCAGCGCTGGCAGCTTTCTCGCGACCACGACGCAGTCGAGGCGCTTCCTGGCATCTGGATCCTCCCCGCACACTCGAAGTGCCTCGCCCCGGTGATCGTGGCCGAGTCGCACGGGGTCAGCTGCGCGCTAATCGGCAATCTCTTCTCGGGCGGACCGGGGGTCAAAGTCGGCGGCTTCGAAGTCCAGTGGCCCGACGACGCACGCGACCGGAACCCCAAGGTCTTTGGTCTCTGGCCGGGTCACTCCAGGGCCATCGTCCACTTCTCCCCGGGTTGGGGAGACGGCATGACCTTCGATCCTCCGGCGCGGAAGGAGGCTCTGCCGAACATCACCGACTGGATGAGCCGGCGGCATGGCTTCAGCGGCCGCGAGGGTTGGCAGCAGTACGGGGGCGCGAACCCCAACATCGGCGGCGGGCAGCACGTTTACCCGAACAACGAGTGGTGGATGAATTCCAAGGAGGGGATCGGCATGGCCTGCGGCGTCATGCTGGGCTATCTCCACCGCGCCGGCTGGATGCGATTCGACCGCAGCGCATGGGCCGATGGCAGGCTGGAGCCCGCGACGGTGCCCGCCGGCTTCTCGGGTCTCTCGCACACCCGCGGCGGCGACGAGGCGCAGCTCCCCGGCTACACGGGCGGCGGCAATCCGCCCTACGGCTCGCTTGACTGGCAGCACATGAGCCGGATCCTGCACATCACGCGCGCGCTCGCGGAGCAGGGCTTCTCGATCGCTAAGCTGATCCTCCGCATGATCGCGGAGGACGCGCGCCTGTGCTTCGTGGAGCCCTCGGGGCGCACCGGCGGGAACTACGTCCTGTGGTCCTGCGAGGAGATCCTCGCCCACTACCCGGGCGGGCGTGGCTCAGCCTGGGCGGGGCGCGAGTTCGCGTGGGCAATGCACGCCCTCGCCGACGCCGAGATCATCCTCGGTGGCTTCCGCGAGCCGCTCGAGAAGATGGTCGAGGCCGCCTTGCACCTCTTCGACCATGACCGGAGCTGCCTGCACCTGATCCCTCGCTGGGACCCGATCCACAAGCACAACGGGAAGCCCGTCGAGATCGCTGCCTGGGGCAACAAGTTCGACAGGAAGACCCACGCGAATGGCGACCAGCTCCAGCGCCCGCACGGCGACGAGTCGGTCCAGGTCACCTTCGAGGAGTACTTCAACATCCTGGCCATCGGTCGTGCCGCTGACGCTCTCCGGCACGGCGGAGGCCCCACCGACCTGGACGGCATGCTCGGGAAGATGATCCGCGAGCTGGGCGCCTTCCCCCCCGAGATCAAGGTGCCCGACGCGCCGGAATACAACTCGACGCGCACGGCCATCTGGCAGCACCAGGGCTGGCCGTTCCTCAAGCCCGGCTTCATCGACCTCGTCAAGGAGGCAGGGAAGGCCGGCCCCTGGGATTCCTCGAACCCCTGCTCCGCCGCCCACCCCGACCTCTGGCCCTCCTCCTGACGCCATGACCCCGCGACCCAACATGAAGACCCCGGCCGAGCACCTCCTGGTCGAAGCCGGCATCGACGAGCAAGGCATCACCGACATCCGCAAGGGGATCTCTGCCTCCGAGCGGCTCTACCGCGCCCTCGCCCGCGCCAAGCTGACGAAGCTCGCCGACCGCGCGCGCCTCGGAAAGCTCACCGAGAAGCAGCTCATCGCCGCGCTCGAGAAGAAGGGCGGGCACGAGTCGCTCATCAAGCGCGCTCAGGCCGGGGAGTGGCGGTAGGTGGAGGAGCGCATTCCGCTCTCGATCACCGCTGACCAGCTGGGGCTCGAGCGCGAGATGGCGACCCGCGGGGTCGAGCGCTATCACTCCACCGTCTCGAAGGCGATGGAGAAGGGGCGGCTCTCACTCACCGCCCCCGGACGTCAGCTCGTCTCCGAAGCGAACGCCGACCTCGCCCAGGCGATCGAAGCCTGGCGCGAGGATGCGGAGGGCAAGAGCGGCGCGCGCGTCGGGGCGCTCGCCAACATGGAGGGGATGGCGGGGCACGACCTCGCGGCGATCACCCTCCAAGCGATGCTCGACGCCTCGACCATCGGGGAGAAGCGGAACACCTGCATCTGCCGCATCGCGGGACTCGTGCGCGACGAGCGTCTCCTGCAGGCACTCCGCCGCGAGCACGGCCCGCTCTTCGAGCGCCTTCACTCCGCCCAGGTCCCGCGCCACATGCGGACCACGGCGGCGCACCGCTGGCTCGAGCAAGGCATCTGGTCCTACGAGGAGCCTCTACGGACGCACCAGATTCAGGTCGGCCTCGTGCTCTTCGAGCTCGCCCTCGACGCGGCCCCGCTCTTCCTCGTCGACGGCTACAAGCGCGACGGGAAGGACGTCGTCCTCGTCAAGCTCCGGGGCGGAGTGCAGGACTGGATCGAGCGCTCCCACGAGGCGCACGAAGCCCTGCGGCCCGTCTACCTGCCCATGGTGCAGGAGCCGGGGAAGTGGGGGCCCGACAGCCTCGGGGGCTACCGCTCCCACATGGCGCGCCGCAAGCCGCTCTGCCGCGTACAGCGCCGGCGCCACCTCGAGGAGGTCCGGCAGGCCGAGATGCCCCAGGTCTACCGCGCGGTCAACCTCGCCCAGGAGACCCAATGGCGAGTGAACGCGACGGTCTACGAGGTGGCGCGCGAGCTCTGGAATTCGAATGCGAAGGTCGCGGGTCTCCCCGACCGCGAGGAGCCCGAGCTCCCCGAGCGCCCCGACTCCGAGGACGAGGAGGAGCTGAAGGCGTGGAAGAGCCTGAAGTGCGACCTGCTCGAGCGCTTCCGCCTCGAGGGGTCATCGCGCCTCCGCCACCTCCGCACCCTCGAGCTCGCCCGCAAGTTCGCCGGCAAGACCATCTGGCTCCCCCACTTCCTCGACTTCCGGGGGCGCATGTACCCCGTCCCCCCCTGGCTCAACCACCAGGGCCCGGACTTCGCCCGCGGGCTCCTCGAGTTCTCGCGCTCCTCGAGGGTCGAGCACGGCTCGCCGGAGGCGGAGCTCTTCGAGGAGCACGGGCGCGAGCTCTGGAAGGGGGACATCCCCGAGGGGCTCGTCGAGGCCGTGCACCAGGACCCGCTGGACTGCCTGGCCTGGACCGGCGCCAAGAAGCCCTGGCAGTTCCTGGCCTGGGCGCTCGACGCCGCGGAGTGGCGCGCCGACGAGGGACACCCGATCCGGGTCCCGGTCTCCGCCGACGGCTCGAACAACGGGCTCCAGATCTACTCCCTGCTCATGCGGGACCCCGAGCTCGCCCGCGCGACGAACGTCTCCCCGGGCCCCAAAGCCGACCTCTACCAGGCCGTAGCGGACCGCGTCTGGGAGCGAGTGCAGCGGGACCCGGGGGACCTCGCCCGCCAGTGGCGCGCCTTCCTGCCCGATGGCCTCCCACGGGACGCCACCAAGCGCCCGGTCATGACGGCGCCGTACGGGATCCGCAAGCACTCGCTCGTCGGCTACCTGCGCCAGTGGCTCCTCGAGCTGCAGCGCGAGCGGGGGGAGCGGCCCTGGGGGCACTCGACCTTCAAGCCCTGCTACTGGCTCGGGGGGATCATCTGGGCGGAGATGTGGAGCCTGATCGAGCCGGCGGAGCGCTGCATGAAGTGGCTCCGGTCGGTCGCCAACGCCTGCGACAGCGTCCGCTGGACGAACCCCGTGGGCTTCCCCACCCGCCAGGACTACCCCAAGCGCCCCAAGGTCACGATCAAGGTCGTGATCTCCGATGTCCCGCGCCGCGTCGGCGCGCGCCGCACCCTCGAGGCCACCGACCCCGCCAAGCAGCGCGACGGGCTGCCGCCGAACTACGTGCACAGCCTGGACTCCGCGGCGCTCGTCGCCACCATGAACCGCGCGGCTGACGCAGGAATCCAGGACTTCGCCATGGTGCACGACTCCTACGGCTGCCCCGCGGGGGACGCCGTCCGCATGGGCGAGCTCCTGCGGGAGTCCTTCGCCGAGATCTTCGCCGAGCCGCTCCTCGAGCAGTTCGCCGCCGAGGTGGCGCACTACGCCCCCGAGGCCACCATCCCCTCTCCCCCCGAGCTGGGCGACCTCGACCCCGCGGTCGTCCTCGACTCTCGGCACTTCTTCGCATGACCGTCTACGGGATCCAGGTAACCCAGCTCCCGCGCGTGCCCACGAGCACCCCGCGCCGGCTCTACCCCACGCTCAGGGGCATGAGAATCGCCCTCTCGCGCCTCCAGGGGCAGGACGGGGTCGGCAAGCCCTACCGAGTCCGCATGGTCGACCCCGAGGAGGCCGAGGTGGGGATGATGCTCGTCGACGACGAGGGCGCCCCGGTCCGGCGGAGCGGGGACCATGTCACGATCTACCAGGACCTGCACCGCGCACGGCACGCGGCGAGCCGACTCGGCGGCTCGATCCGCGGGATCCGGCGCGACCCCCTCACGAAGGCCGAGCTCGAGGGCTGTCCCGGATTCGGGACATAAGCAAGATAGCTCCCATCTGAACCCCAGTTGACAGGAAGTATACTGCTGACGATGACGTCCCCCAACGACCAGGCCCCGGAGCGGAGCCCCTTCGACGACCTGCCCCTCGGGCTGCGGAACCGGATCGAGGCGGAGGGCGGGGGCCGGTCGGCGGAGGAGCAGGAGCTCCCCCCGGTCCACCGCCAGCTCTGCGACTGGCTCGAGCGGCTCTGGCCGCCGTCCCTGCCCGGGGTCGACGTCAGCCTCGCCGCGATCCAGCGGGAGGCCGGGCGGCAGGAGGTGATCCACATGCTGCGCTCGATCAGCAACGCCCAGGAGTGACCAGGAGGGGCCAGGAGCCCCCAGGAGGAGACGATGTGCCAGAGCGGCCCCACGATCCCCGTCACCCCTCCGCCGCCGGCCGCTCCCTCCCGTCGCGAGGAGACCGCCCTCGAGCTCCGGCGCCCCGCCCAGCAGCGTGAGCGCCAGACCCTCGCCGCCCGCCTGGGCGTCCAGCAGCTTCGCGCCGGGCTCCTGAACACGCCTCGATGACCGACGTCGAACTGCCCCTCGACCCGGGGCAGCCCGTCACCGACGACAAGCGGCCCGCCGCCTCCGCCTGGGCCGAGCTCGAGGGGGACCGGTCCGACTTCCTCGAGCGCGCGCGGGAGGTCTCCAGTCTCACGATCCCCTCGCTCATCCCCCCCTCCGGGGCGACCGGCTCGACGCGGCTCCCCACCCCCTATCAGAGCACGGGGGCCGAGGGCGTGAACAACCTCGCGTCGAAGCTCGTCCTCACCCTCTTCCCGCCGGCGGCCCCCTTCTTCCGCCTGGCCGTCGATCCCGCGGCCCTGCGCGAGATGGTCGATGACGAGGGCAGCGACGAGGAGCTCCACGCCAAGGCCGCGGCCAAGATCTCGGCCATCGAGCAGGAGATCGCCCGCGAGATCGAGGTGCGCGCGATCCGCCCCGCGATGTTCACGACCTTCCGGCACCTGGAGGTCGCCGGGAACTACCTCTTGCGCTGGAAGGACTCGAAGCTGCGAGGCTTCTCGCTGCCCGAGTACGTCATCAAGCGCGATGGCGAGGGGGTGATCCTCTGGATCATCACCTGCGAGCGGCTCTCGCGCACGAACCTCCCCAAGGGCGTCACGGCCCCGCCGGACGCGAAGGAGGTGAAGCTCTACACCGCCGCGCATCGCCAGGCCGACGGGAAGTACCGGGTCTGGCAGGAGATCGAGGACAGGCTCTTCGGCGTCGACACGGTCGAGGAGGAAGACCTCCCCTACATCGCTCCGACGATGTTCGACCTCGACGGGGAGAGCTACGGGCGCGGGCTCGGGGAGCACTACCTGGGGGACCTCGTCTCCCTCGAGGCCTTGGCCCGCTCGATCGTGCTCGCCTCGGCCGCCGCCGCGCACCTCGTCTGGATGGTGAACCCCAACGGCTTCACCAAGATCGCGGACCTCCAGAAGGCGCGCACGGGCGACTACATCGTGGGGCTCCCCAGCGACGTTCAGGCGCTGAAGCTCGACAAGAACGCCGACCTCACCATCGCCGCGAGCACGGCGGAGCAGATCGAGCGCCGGCTCTCGCGCGCCTTCCTCCTGAACTCCTCGATCCAGCGAGACGCCGAGCGCGTCACCGCCGAGGAGGTCCGCTTCCTCGCCCAGCAGATCGAGGCGGCGCACGGCGGGACGTACTCGCTGATGAACGATCAGCTCCAGCTCCCCATCGCGCGGCGCGTGAAGAAGGATATGGAGCGGCAGGGGAAGCTCCCGAAGCTCCCCGAGGAGCTGGCCGAGCTCAAGGTCATCACCGGCCTCGAGGGGCTGGGTCGCTCCGCCGAGCTCGACCGACTGCGCGCCCTCCTCGGGATCGCCGCCGACCACCTAGGCGTCGAGGAGATCGCGCGCCGCACGAACGGCTCGAACCTCCTGAACCGCATCGCCGCCGCCACCGGCGTCGATGACACGGGCCTCTGGAAGAGCGAGGAGACGCTCGCCGCCGAGGCCCAGGCCGCCCAGCAACAGGCGCTCGCCCAGGCCGCGATCGGTCCGGGAGTCGGCGCCGCCGCCGGGCCCTTGGCCGAAGCACTCGTCCAGCAAGCCCAGAACGGGCAGGAAGCCTAGATGACCTCCAACACCGAGACGGTCGCCGCCATCCCCGGCGAGATCGTCGACACCCCCTCGGACAACCCGAACACCTCCACCGAACACGCGGACTCCCTGGCCGCCACCGCCGCCGAGGGCGAAGCCGCGCTCCAGCCCGAAGGCGGCGAAGCCCAGCTCGAGATCCCGGACAAGTTCCGCAAGGAGGACGGCTCGCTCGACGAGGCCGCGCTCCTCAAGAGTTACCAGGAGCTCGAGCGCAGCCGCCAGGAGCCCGAGCCGAAGCCGGAGGAGACCGAGCCCGAAAGCGGGGACAAGACGCCCGGCGCGGACCTCGAGGCCGACCTCGCTGGCCTGGCCGAGGAGATCGGCAAGGACGGCAAGCTCTCCGACGCGAGCCGCCAGCGCATCGCCGACAAGTACAACGTCACCCCCGAGTACGTCGACCGGATCGTCGCGGGGGAGCGCGCGATCGCGCAGCTCAACGCGATGGAGCTCTATGAGCTCGCGGGCGGCCGGGACGACTTCAACAAGATGGTGGCCTGGGCCGCCAAGCACCTCGGCAACGACGCGGCTGAGACCTTCGTCTCCGAGGTGTCGGAGGCGCAGCAGGCCGGGAACAAGGCGAAGCTCACCGTCGCCATGAACGGGATGCTCGCGCAGTACAAGACCGCCATCGGCAAGGCGTGGGCGCCGGAGCTGACCGGCACCGACCCCGCCGGCGAGACGATCAAGCCCTTCGCCAACGAAGCAGAGTTCCAGAAGGCCATCGCCTCCGAGGAGTACCAGCAGGGCGACGAGGCGTACCACCGCACCGTGAACCTGCGCCTCAAGAAGTCGATGGCGATGGGGATCTTCTGATGGGAAAGCACAGCCAGAAGAAGCCCCGCGAACGCAAGTTCAAGAAGAAGAAGAAGCCCAAGAAGAGCAAGTAGCGCGAGCGCTGCTCTCCGCCTGGAGGCGCCCGAGATCAATTCGATCCGGGCGCCTCCTTTCATTCACCCGCGCTTGAGCCACCCAAGTAGCCCGCGGCCCTCTACGGAGGAGAACCGGTCGGTCGGCACAGGGCATCGGCAGCGACGGGATGACCGTCACTGAATGCAAAGGGAGGTGGCCAATTGGCCTCCATCACCGACATCACCTCACCGGGTCTAAACACCGACTCGGGTTCAGACGAACGCGAGCTCTTCCTCAAGAAGTACGGGGGAGAGGTCGCGGAGTCCTACAAGGAATCGCTCGTGGTCATGCCGCGAGTTCGGAACCGCGTCCTTCGCGGCGGCAAGTCCGCCACCTTCGGCGCTGTCGGCAACGCGACCGCGGGGTACCACCTGCGCGGCACGCGCTTCGACGAAGACGCCCAGCTCCAGACGATCGAGTTCGGCGAGCGGGTCATCTCGCTCGACCGGCCGATGTTCCACTCGACCTTCATCGACGAGTGGGAGGAGCTGGTCAACCACTTCGACGTTCGGGGACCGATCACCCGCTCCCAGGGCCACGCGCTCGGCAAGCTCACCGAGGGGAACCTCATGCGCTTGCTCGCCAAGGGCGGCGACGCGACCTCCGGGGCCGTCGCCGACCAGCCCGGCGGGAACGACATGGTCTACCTGAACGCCGACACCAACGGCGCGGACTACGTCCAGGCCCTCGAGGACCAGGTCCAGTACTGGGACGAGAACGACGTCCCGCAGGAGGGCCGCTTCTGCTGCGTCCCGCCCGCTCAGTACCGCCTGCTCGTCGACCAGACGGACTTCCACTCCATCGACCTCGGCAACAGCGGCAACGGCTCGCTGAAGCAGGGCTCGATCGGGATGATCCGCGGCGTGACGATCCTGAAGTCGAACCTCGTCCCGCAGGACGACACCTCGGGCGACGCGGCCCCCGACTACGCCACGAACGGCAAGGTCAACGACTACCGCGTCGACTGCGCCGACTGCATCGGCGTCTTCGGGACCCCGCGGGCCCTCGGCGTCGTGTCGCTGATGGGCGTCAAGATCGAGACCCAGAAGGACATCCTCCTGGGCGGCACGATCTTCAAGGCGTCCAAGGCCATCGGCGCGGGGATCCTCCGCGAGTCCGACTGCGGCGTGCTCCGCACGGTCGCCATCTGATCTCACGGGCCTCCTGTCCTTCGCGGGCAGGGGGCCCCTCCCCTCTCCCTCCGATCACGCCATGGCCGCCGACGCTACCAAGCTCGAGTCCGTCAATCAGATGCTGACGACGGCCGGCAGCGTGCGGACCAGCTCGCTCAGCTCGGCGCGCGTGGACGTCATCACCGCCGAGCAGATCCTCGACGAGGTCGACCGCTCGGTGCAGCTCGAGGGCTGGCACTTCAATCGCCAGCACAATCAGACCTTCTCGCCCAACGCCTCGAACGAGATCGAGCTGACCGACGACATCTTCGAGGTGCATCAGTCCTCCGGCGAGGACTCGCCCACGCGGCGTATCCCGACGCACCCCACCGACTACGCCAAGCGCGGGGGGAAGCTCTACAACGCCGAGACCGACAGCTTCACCTTCGAGGCGGACGTCAAGCTCAACGTGATCCGCCGGGTCGCCTTCGAGGATCTCCCCCAGTACGCCCGCGACTTCATCACCGCGCGCGCCGCCTCGCGCTTCTACAAGGTGCAGCGGGGCAAGCGCTCGGACGACGCCCGCGAGGAAGAGCTGCGCGCACGCGCCACACTCATGCAGGCCGAGGCGCGCAGCGCCCAGCACAACATGTTCCAGGGACCGAGCACCTCCTGGCCGCACTACTACCGGCGATGACCGAGGTCCCCAAGATCGTCCCGACGCTCACCGGGGGGGTCTCCCAGCAGCCGCCGGCGCTGCGCTTCCCGGGCCAGGTCGAGGACGCCGAGAACACGCTCCTCTCGCTCGTCGACGGCGCGGCCAAGCGCCCGCCCACGAACCACGTTGCAGAGCTCGTCGCGGACCTCGAGGACAACAGCGCCTATCACCTGATCGAGCGCGACGGGACAGACTACGTCCTGGTCCTCTCGGACCTCGGTCCCTCGATCACCAAGCCCGGGATCCGGGTCTTCGATCTCCTGGGCGCCGAGCAGACGGTCCTCCGCCAGGACCTCTCCCCCGCCTACGAGATCCCGACCCACTACACCGGGAGCTCGCCGGGGAACTACCTGGGCGACTGGCAGCAGCCCGGGATCGCCTCCGGCTGGACGACTTCGGTCGGGGCCGACGAGGCAGGCGCCGCAGTCACGGCCGAGGCAGCACCCCTCGCCGGATACCTGCCCGCAGTCGAGCTCTGGGACATCAACGATGGCGGGGTGGGCCTCTGGGCGCATGAAGTCGACACGGCCTTCGGAGCGCGGTCAACGGTCGTCTCCATCTACGCGAAGAAGAACGAGGGGGCGGCGCAGTTCGCCCTCGAGATCCGCAACGGGACAACCCAGACGACGTACAGCGCCGTCTTCGCCTGGTCGGGCTCTGCCCTCGTCACCAGCGGCACCCCGAACACCGGCACGGCCTACGTCGAGTCGATCGGATCGGGGTGGTATCGCGCGATCTACGTCGTCGACGCCTCGATCGACGTGCCGGACGTGGGCGACCGGGTCTTCTTCGTGCAGCTCGCCATCGACGACGGGTCGAGCGAGAACCGCGACTACTACTGGGGCATGGCCCTGAACCACGTCGACGACGCGACGGCGACGGTCGCCCCGCCCATCGTGGACGGCTTCGGACCCTTCCGGTTCCTGACGATCGCGGACGCGACCTTCGTCCTCAACACCAGCTGGCAGACGCGCCTCGCGGCCCCGGCGAATCAGACGCGGCAGGAGTGGCTCGACGGGCTGTTGGACGTGGCAGACGAGGTGCTGAAGGTCGGCGTGGTCTGGCGGACGAGCTCGACCTACGCCTGGTCGATCACGAACTCCGCGGGGACGCACTCGGGCACCACGGCCTCAGGCTACCCCCCCTCCCTCGGGGTCCCCGGCAGCGACCCGCAGAACATCGTCGCGCTACTCGAGCAGCTCGTCGACGACATCATTGCCGAAAGCGGCACGCTGGCCGGCACGACCTACTCCGTCGCGGGCAAGCGCCTCGAGATCCGGTCGACCACGCCGATCACGGCCTTCTCGTTCACGCCGGTCCTCATGAACCCGGACCTCGAGACCATCGAGGACACCCTGCTCCTGTCGGTGCAGGACGCGCTCGGGTCGACGGACTACGACTGGGAGGTGGTGAACCAGGCCGGGACCTTCTCCGGCACGGTCAACATCGGCGGGAGCCCCACGGCGACGGCCATCGCGACGGCCATCGCCGCGGACATCGCCGGCGCCGACGCGAGCCTCGTGAACACGACCTCGGACGGCTCGCTCGTCGAGATCAAGAGCTCCACGGAGATCACCTCCTCGACCTTCACGGCGGACATCCTGCTCTCCTACGAGCCGATCCTGGCCGATGTCTGCTACCTCTTCGTGCAGCAGGGGTCGGAGACGAAGACCTACTCCTGGGAGATCACGAACGGCTCGGGGACCTTCTCCGACGACTTCCTGGCGACGGACTCGGACACCACCTCGATCGCCGGCTCGATCGCGACCCAGATCGCCCAGGCTGACCTCTCGCTCCGCGACACGATCGCGGTGGGCTCGATCATCGAGGTCCGGTCGATCAGCGAGATCACCGACTTCGAGACCACCGACGACGGGGCCGACACACTGCTCGTCGCGTGGAAGGACGAGGTCGACACGCTCGCGGACCTCCCGGTGAACTTCCGGGACGGCTACCGGATCCGGGTCTCGGTGGATCCGACGACCGAGCTCGAGGACTACTTCGCGGTCTTCCGCCGCACGAGCGACGACGGGCTCGGCTTCGGGCCGGGGGTCTGGGCGGAGTCCTCGGACTGGGGCTCGGTGACGGGCTTCGACCAGGGCTCCATGCCCCACCAGCTCCAGCTGCACACCGACGACGAGAGCGGCACGGCGACGGGCACGGCCTTCGCCACCTACTTCACTTGGGGCCCCGTGGACTGGGTCGACCGGGAGGTCGGCGACGACACGCTCAACCGCGCTCCCAGCTTCGTCGGGGAGACGATCGGGGAGATCTTCTTCCACGCGAACCGCCTGGGCTTCCTCTCCGGCCAGAACGCGATCCTCAGCGAGGCGGGGATCTACTTCAACTTCTGGCGGACCACGGTCATCTCCCTCCCCGAGTCCGACCGGATCGACGTGGCGGCGAACGAGCCGAAGCTCGCGGTCTTCAAGGCCGCCGGCGCGCTCGCCGAGCAGCTCATCATCTCCTCGTCGCAGGCGCAGTTCGTCCTCGAGGGGCAGCCGCTCACGCCGCAGACGGCGATCATCAACAAGATCAGCTCGTTCCGCGTCTCGAACCTGCGGCCCCCGCTGCTCGGGCGCTCGCTGCTCTTCCCCACCCCCGGGGCCGAGTACGCCGGCGCGCAGGAGTTCTACCGCTCCGACGAGGGCGCCTTCAAGGCGGACGAGGTCACCCAGCCCGTGCCCAAGTACATCGAAGGCAACGTCGTCCTGGCGGAGTCCCACCCGCTCGAGACGATCGTCTTCCTGAAGGCCGGGAGCGCGCGGACGCTCTACGTCTACAAGCACGCGCGGGACGGGGACCGGCGAGTGCAAGCGGCGTGGAGCCGGTGGACCTTCGGGCCGAGCTCGGAGGTCGCGCATCTCGACTTCCTCGAGGGCCAGGGCGTGCTCCTGATCAAGCGCGGGGACGCGCTGAACCTCGAGACGATCGAGGTGGGCGACGGGCTCGTGGACGAGGGGCAGGCGCTGCGCGTCATGCTCGACCGCCGAGTGCGGGACACGGACTGCACGCTCGTCTACTCGGCCCTCAACGACAAGACCACGATCACCCTCCCCTACGACCTCGACCCGCTCATCGTGGCGGCGGGAGTGGGCGTTGCGACGCTGGCGGGGGTGGAGCTGATCGTGGACTCGATCGGCACGGACTCGATCGTTGTCGTGGGCGACCACACGGCGACCGAGTTCTGGGCCGGGGAGCGCTACACCCAGACGCTGACGCTCACCGAGCCCGTGCCCCAGCGGCAGGGCCCCGACGGGCCGATCCCGCGCTCTGGCCACTACCAGGTGCAGAACGTCGAGATCCAGGTCGCGGGGACGGGTGCCTTCGAAGCGCGCGTCACGCCGAAGGACTACGACGAGACCTTCGTGCACGAGTTCACGCCGCAGATTGTGGGCGCCGCGGACTCCGACGCCGGCGAGCTCGCCCTCTTCACCGGCATCCGCCAGGTGGCGATCATGGCGCCCGCGCCGGGGCTGCGGGTGCAGCTGACGAACAGCTCCGCCTCCCCCTCGCGCTTCACGGGGCTCGTCTGGAACGGGGACCTCTCCGCCTTCCGGCCGGGGGCATGATCGAGGTCCGGCCGTCGACGCCGGACGACCCCCCGCTCCTGGCCCCCCTCCTGCGCGCCGCGGACGTGGCCGAGATCGAGGCCACCGGCAGGACGCCGCTCTCGGCTCTCGAGGAGGGGGTCGATCACTCGCGGCCCTGCCTGACGGCCTGGATCGGTGAGGAGCCGGTCGGGATGTTCGGGGTGCGGCCCTGCCCGGACATCGAGGCGGTCTGCGGGACGCGCTACGGGCTCATCTGGTACCTCGGCAGCGACGCGGCGACGCGGGACGCGCGGGGCTTCATGCGGGCCTCGCGGGCCTGGCTGGCGCGGCTCTGGGAGGGCTACGACGTGCTCGGGAACGCCGTCGATGAGCGGAACCAGGTGCACGTCCGCTGGATCGGCGCGATGGGGTTCCACTTCATCAAGCGCCACGACGCCGTCGGGCCCGATCGCCGCCCCTTCCTCGAGTTCTACCAGCCCCGTCCTGGAGGTGCCTGATGTGCAACCCTGCCGCCGCCATCCAGGGCGCCGTCGCGGTGATCAGCATCATCCAGCAGGACGAGGCCGCCGACCGGACGAACGCCTGGAACGACTGGCAGGCCGGGCAGGCTCGGGAGGCCGCGAACCGCGCCGCCCAGGCCCGCTACCGGGCGCTCGCCGCGCGCCGCAAGGAGCAGCGCGAGAACGCCGTGCGCGAGGTCGAGGCCATCTCCCGGGACGCCCTGCGGGCCGGTGGGATCACGCGCCTGGCAGGCGCTGGGGAGTCCGTGGGCGCCGTCCTCACGAACATCGCCGCGCAGGCGGTCTCGGGAGGCGGGACTCTGCGGCGCCGCGAGGAGTTCCGGGACATCGGGGAGGCGATCGAGACCGAGGCGACCTTCGAGCAGAACCGCGGGCGGATCCTGGCCTCCCAGCGCGCCCCGGCCTACTCCCCCGGCCTCTTCTCCCTCAACTCGCTCCTGCGGGTGGGGGTCGCGAGCTACACCGGCTACCTCCAGGGTGAGACCCTGAGCCGGCCGAGCGACGTGGTCTCCGGCCAGGGCGCGACGACCCCGCGGGTCCAAGGCGTCCAGCCGACGCGGGGCGGGCTCGCGGTCCAGCCGGGCTACGGCTCGGGCCCCTTCCTCTCCGACGGCTCCTTCTACAGCTCTAGCGTCTGATGGGCCTCTCTCCCCGCCGGTTCCGGCTCCAGGACCTCGACATCCCCCGCTCGACGGGGAGCCAGGTGCGCGCCGTCGACGGCTTCGTGGGCTTCACCCAGCCGCCGCCGAACTACCGGGCCGACTTCATCGACTTCCAGCCGCTGGCGAACGCGGCGATCCAGAAGCTGACGCTCGACCAGCGCCGTGAGGAGGCCGACGCCGCCCTCGAGGGGGAGCGCCTGGCTGAGGACAACGCCGAGGTGCTCGAGGCGATCTCGCGCGCCGTCGACGGAGCGACCCAGGGGCTGACCGACCCCGGGGAGATCGCGGACGCCCAGCGCGGGGCGCTGCGGAAGCTGGCTGAGGAGGGGGTCGTCCCGCCCCAGGCCAACCCCGCCTTCCTGGTCGGGGTGGCGCGCGCGGAGGCGCAGCGAGCCCTCCGGAACCTCGGACAGACCCTCCAGGCCAACGCGGAGCGCTTCACGGTGCTCGCGGACGAGAACGGCGACCTGGCCGAACCCTCGACGCCCGACGCAGAGGAGTTCGTGGCGGGCGAATTCGCTCGGGTCTTCGACTCCCCCCTGATCCGGCACTCGCGGCTGGCCCGGGAGATGGTGACTCAGGCCCGGGACCAGATGACCGACGCCTTCCTGGGCGACGTGGCGAACCGGCGCCTGCGGGAGCAGGAGACGCGCGCGAGCGCCCTCCGGGTCGAGCAGCTCACCGAGGGCTGGACCTCCGCCGGCGGCACGGACTTCATGGGGATCCGGGCCCTCGAGGACCCCGAGGTCGACGTCGAGCTCGTGCTGCAGTCCATCGCCGCGGGCAAGGACTTCATGCGCGACCAGGAGGGGGTCCCGGCGGTCCACCGCGAGGTGATGACGGCCATCGCCTCCTACGTGGACCAGAACGTGGACGAGAGCCCTGCGCGCGTGCGGCGCGTGCTGTCGCGCCTGGGCGACCTCGAGCTGATCCCGGGGCTCGCGATCGACCGGGACACGCGCCCCGAGGTGGCCGTGATCCACCGGCTCCGGGCGCAGGCCGAGGAGACCGAGGACCGCGACCTCGAGCGCGCGAGCCGCCGCCGGCGCAGCCTCGACGGCGACCTCGAGCGGTCCTACACGGGCCAGTTCGTGTTCCACATGAAACAGGCCCCCCACGCCCCGCCTAACCAGCTGCACGAGATGGCGATGGCGAGCCTCGAGGGGTCGCAGGAGTTCCAGGAGCTCCTCGTCCAGGCCGAGGTCGACGAGCTCTCTCAGGCGCAGCAGGGCAACCTCCGCGCCGCCGGCGACCTCGCCTTCGCCCGCGCACAGGAGCGCTCCGGGGCCCAGGACGGCTTCGTGCGCGCGCAGCTGAAGCGCATGAGCCGGGAGGAGGAGGACGCGGCCCTCGTCGACGCCTACGCGCTCGAGCACTTGTCGCCGCAGGGCTACGACGAGTGGCAGGAGTCCGGCGAGGGCGGGGTCTGGAACCGGATCCAGCAGCTCCCGGGCTTCGACTCGCGCGTGGGCTCCCTGGTCGACCGCTCCGCCTTGCCCCAAGGGCTCGCCACGGCGACCACCCGCCGGCTGCGGGAGGCCCAGGCGGACTTCGAGGACGGGGTCGCGGCGCTGGCGGTGCGAGCGGACCGCGCCGGCGAGCTCGACGAGCTCCTCGCGAGCCCCGAGGTCGCGCGCCTGCGCCAGACCTACCTCGAGCAGCTCGACGGCGCCGTGCAGCCCGCGGAGGCGGCGCGCACCGAGCTCCAGTCCGCCGTCGGCCGCCGGGACCTGGCCGCCGCGGACGCCGCGCTAGAGAAGCTCCAGGGACTCGTGGCCCCGGAGGAGCTGCGGGAGTCCATCAGGGCCCGCGATGAGGTCGCGGACCTCAACGACCGGATCCTGGTGAACGACCCCATCTTCCAGCTCCACTTCAGGGAGATCAGCGAGCAGATGGCGGGGCTGCTCGAGCAAGAGGGCGTGGACGCGGAAGAAGCGAAGGTCCTCGGAGGCGAGATCCAGCGCGAGCTCTTCTTCCGAATGCGAGAGGAGCAGGCCCGCATCTCACCCCTCTCCAGGCGAGAGCAGATTGGCGCAAGGGCTGAAGCCACGGCCCGGGTCCGCGAGGAGATCGAGAACCAGCGGCTACCTGAAGCCATGCGCGAGGGGCTCGCTGTCGCACGCCGTGAGCCGGACGACTTCAAGCGGCTGAAGGATGGCCTCACCGAGTTCGAGTACTTCACCACGCCGGTCTCCCAAGGCGGGCTGACGCTTCGGGCAACTCTGGCCGCAGGGGAGCGCTTCGGCGGCCCCGTCAACGTGCCGGCGGTGCTCGACCGGCCACGATCCGTGGAGGGCCCCTTCGAGCGCCTGAACACGGACAAGCTCTTCGATCGCACCCTGGGCACGGCAGGCCGCACCAAGGCTCGCGAGCTCGCGGACGCGCTCCCTGGCGATCGAAAGGCGCGGTACGACGAGTGGGCCTACGTCCAATCTCTCGGCGGCGCGTTCTCCCCCGAGGACGTGCTAGCGGGCAAGGGCACGATCCTCGTCACGGGCAAGCCGGGCGACCTCTCCGGCGTCCGTGAGACGTTGGAGGCCGAGGGCTTCTCCTTCGAGCGCGGGCCCGCCGCGCCCCGACTGGGAGGTCTCACGACGAGCCCTGCGCCGATCCTGCGCTACAGCAAAGAGGTCGAGCTCCCCGAGCTGCACCCGACCCTCTCGCTCTTCTTCAAGACGGGCCAGGGGCTCAAGGATTGGCTCGACTCGACGCCGGAAGAGCAGCGCAGGGCCTTCTATGAAGAGCTGGGCCTGGACACCACCGACCTCCCGGTGGCCGACCAGCGCTTCAAGAACCGCCAGGAACGGCTGCTCCTGCGCTACCTGCCGCGGTAGGTCAGTCGATCCGGGACTGAATCAGGGCCTCGATCGCGGCGACCGCCTCTGGGTCGGCGGGTCGATGCCCGCTGCGGGAGGTCCAGACTCCCTCCCTCTTCAACCAGCCGTGGTCTCCGACCCGAACCGAGACGGTCACGCCGTCCTTGTCCTTGACGTTGATGTGCTCGCCGGCGGGGTCGCTGCAAGAGGCCGCGAGCGCGAGCAGCGCGGCGAGTGCGAGGGTGCGCTTCATGATCTCTCCTTCGTCTCGTTCTCGTCCATGATCCGCATCAGGTGATTCGCCCCGAATGCCAGCGCCTCTCCAAGCGCCGTCAGTGAGTTGAAGTCGAGGCCGGCCCTTCTCATCAGGCCGCGGCAGTAGTCGCTCTCGTAGATCTCCTCGACCGCGCGGAGGTGGGCCTGGGCAGGGGCCAGGCCCTGACTTCGGAGGTGCTCCTCGCCGGACATGTAGAGCATGACCATGAGGTCCATCGGCCTGGGCGTGCTGTAACTCCCCATTCTACCCCTCCCCCGGGATTCGGGGGCGGCGACCCCCATCTCCGGGACGCCCGGGCCCTCCGGGGCAGGATTCTCCGCTCTCTCAGACCCCCTCTCTGCCCATGGCCGACTTCTCCGTCGAGAGCTTCTTCGACGACCGGGAACGCCAGCGAGAGGCCGAGCGGGACGCCTTGGGGCGCCAGGAGCCGCAGGGGCGGGTCTTCGACTTCGACGTCACCGAGGACTCGGACATCTTCAGCGGCGAGGACCTCTTGCTCGCGATCCCCCGGGGTGTCGAGGGTTTCGGGCGCTCGGTCGCGTCGCTGATCCCTGGCGTCGACCTGGACGACGAGCGGCTGTTCGGACGCTCCGACACCCTGGTCGGCGCCGCTCTCGAGTCGATCGTGCAGTTCGGCCTCGGCTTCATCCCGGGGCTGGGCGTCGCGGGGCTCGCCGGGAAGACCGCGGTCGCCGCGCGCGCCACCGCCGCGCTGTCGGCCTCGCGCGCCGGGCGCTTCACGCTGGGCGCGCTCCAGGGCTCGGTCGCCGGCGGCGTGGCGGACTTCCTCGCCTTCGACGGGCACGAGCGCAACTTCAGCTCGCTCGTCGAGACCATCCCCGCGCTCCGCAACCCCCTCACCGAGTTCCTCGCGACGGACGAGGAGGACCCGGAGGTCGTCGGGCGGATCAAGAACGTGCTCGAGGGCTTCGGGCTGGGCGCGACGGTGGGCCTCGTCGTGGAGTCGGTACGGGGCCTGAAGGCGGTGCGCCGGGCTCGGACCCTCGAGTCCTCCCCCAAGGCGCTGCGCGACGCCCAGGTCGGCGCCGTGGACCCGGGGCGGGCGATGGAGGGCGCGCGGGAGGCGCTGTCGCTGAAGGGCCGCCGGAGCCCGGAGACGCGACCGGAGCGCCTGCTGGGCGAGGGGGAGCCGCCGGCGGAGAGCCCCTTCACCTCCTCCCTGGACGACCCCGCGGCGCGCGCGGAGACGCTGAAGCGCATCGCGCCGGAGGGCGAGGAGATCCCGCTCGAGGCCCTGGCCTTCCGCCGCTCCCAGCAGGACCGGCCGAACCCCGGCGCGCACCCCCGCCCGAAGACCGAGGAGGGGCGCGCGGAGCAGCTCACCAACGGGCTCGACGAGAACAACGAGAACCTCGCCAGCTTCGCCGTCACCGAGGGGGGCGCCCACGCCCTGCGCGCGGTCGAGGACCTCAACCACTTCGGGCTGAAGAACAAGCCGCTGCCGAACGAGGCCAGCATCCAGCAGGCCCACGCCCAGGCCGCGGCCGTGCTCGGAGTCTCCGACGAGGAGTACATGCTGGCCCTGACCAGCCGCGTGCGCGACGCCGCCGACCAGACGCGCGCCTCGATCTCGACCTCCGTCGCGGCCCGCCAGATCCTCTCCAGCCTGGCCGACAACGAGGTGCCGCTCCTGGAGCTCGCCATGCGCGGGGACGAGGAGGCCACGGCGCGCCTGCTGCGGCTCATGCCCCTGCAGGGCGAGCTCCAGGAGGAGATCCTGAACCTCGGCACGGCGCGCGGCCAGGCCCTCCAGGCCCAGCAGATCAAGCGCCAGGAGGAGGGGCCGCTGGCCCAGCTCGCCGACGAGCTCGCCGCGTCCTTCCTGCAGGGCGGGGAGACGGGCTTCCAGGAGACCCTCGGGATGCTCCGGGCCATGATCGAGCGCGGGGCGACCAAGGAGCAGGCGGCCCGTTTCTTCGACCTGCAGAGCCTCACCCTGGGCCGCCAGGTCTACCGCGCGACCCACGAGGCGTTCATCAACTCGTGGCTCTCCTCCCCCCGCACGGTCACGGTCCAGCCGCTCTCCGCCGGGCTCGCGAGCATCTACAAGCCCTTCGAGAACATGGTCGGGGGCGCCCTCTCGGGGAACACCCGGGTCATCCGGCGCTCGATGCACGAGCTCGTGTCGCTGGCCGGCTCGGTCCAGGACGCAGCGAAGGCCGCCTGGTACACCTTCAAGACCAACCGCTCCCGCATCGACCCCGGCCGCGGGCTGCGAGACGACAACCTGGCCGAGCAGACCGTGATCCGCGCCGGGCTCTTCGGGACCCAGCCCGGGACCTGGGCGGGGGCGGCGATGGACTTCGCCGGGAAGGTCGTGGGCCTCCCCTCGCGGGCAATCCGCTCCGCCGACGAGTTCTCCAAGCACCTGGAGGCGCGCGCTGTGGTGCACGCCGACGCGACCCTCCGGGCCCTGGACGAGGGGCTCGACCACGCGGGGGCGCGCCGGGCCGCGGACGAGAAGGTGAAGGAGCTCATCGTCGACGGGCAGCTCCAGACCGAGGCGATCGCGCGGGAGAAGGCGCTCGCCGAGGCCAAGGCCACCGGGATCAAGGACGAGGCCGCCGTCGAGCGCTTCGTCGAGGAGCGCTACCTCGAGCACTTCGACCCCGCCTCCGCCGGCTCGGTCGAGCGCGCGGCGAAGGCGATGCTCGAAGTGACCCAGCAGACCCCCCTCCCCGAGGGCGGGCCGGCGGCTGCGATCCAGACCGCGCGCCGCGGGGTGCCGGTGATGGACTTCGTCCTGCCCTTCTTCCGCACGCCGGTCAACATCGCGAAGTTCGTCGGCCAGCGCCTCGACATCCCCTCCGCGGCGCGCCACATCGCCGCCAAGCGCTTCGGCGCCGGCCTCCCGGGCCTCGAAGGCACGCGCTCCCGCTTCCTCCAGGAGATGATGAGCGGGGACGAGAACCTGAAGGCGGAGGCCGTGGGGCGGGTCGCGACCGGGCTCGGGCTCGTCTCCATGGCGGGGATGCTCGCGAGCTCGGGGATGATCACCGGCCGCGGGCCGAAGAACCGCGACGAGCGGGAGGCCCTCATGGACGCGGGGTGGCTCCCCTACTCGTTCCGCACGCCGAACGGCTACGTCCAGTTCCTGCGGATGGACCCCTTCGCCACCTTCTTCGGGCTGGCGGCGGACGGCTTCGACGCGATGCGAATGAACGGGGACGACGACTCGGACGTCTCCCAGCAGCTCGCCGACGCCTTCCTGATCTCGGTCGCCAACAACTTCACCTCGCGCAGCTTCCTCCAGGGCCTCGGGAACATCATCGAGGCTCTCGAGGACCCCGAGCGCAACATGGGCTGGGTCGTGGAGAGCTACGCCTCCTCGGTCGTGCCCAACGGCCTGAACCAGGCGGTCGCGCTCTTCGGGGACGACGCGCTGAAGGAGACGCACGGGATCATGGAGCGGCTCGTGTCGCGCACCCCAGGGCTCTCCGAGGACGCCGCGCCGCGCCGCAACCTCCTCGGGGAAGTCATCGACCGCTCACCGGCGGTCTTCGAGGACCAGCTCGGGGCCTTCTACGGGATGTTCGTCCCGATCGCATACCGCGAGGTCTCCTCCGATCACATCCGGCGCGAGCTCGCCGAGCTCCAGCACGGCTTCCGCCCCCCGCGGACGCAGCTGGGCGGGATCGACCTGCGGGAGATCCGGAGCGAGCGCGGACAGTCGGCGCACGACCGCTGGGCCGAGCTCCACGGGAAGGTGAAGGTGCAGGGCAAGACGCTCCGCCAGGAGCTCTCCAGCCTGATCCGCAGCGCCGCCTACCGCCGGACCTCGGGGCAGACCAGCGTCTCGGGCCCCTCGCCGCGCGTGCGCCTCGTGCAGTCGGTGATCACGCGCTTCCGGGACGCAGCCTTCGACCAGACCCTCCGGGAGTTCCCCGAGCTCGCCCGGGAGCTCTCCCTGCGAGAGCAATCCAGAGGCCAGCGCCGCCAGGGTCTGCGCGCGCTCCGACTCCGCTAGAGCCCCATGACAGGCAGCTACGAGGCCCGCGACGAGTACACGGCGACGGGCGGTCAGACCGAGTTCGCCATCACCTTCCCCTTCCTGGACTCCTCGCACGTCCAGGTGCTCCAGAACGAGGTCGAGATCAGCACCTTCACGGTGACGAGCTCGATCCTGGTCACGCTCGACTCGGGCGCGACTGCTGGCGACTCCATCGTCGTTCGCCGCCGGACTCCTCACACCTCCCTCGTGGCCTTCACGGGCGGGGTGCCGGTGACGCAGGAGAACATGGAGACCCAGCGTAAGCAGTTCACCTACATCGCCGAGGAGCAGGCCGACGACTTCGCGGTCCCCCAGGTGGCGGCGCGGGTGTCGCCGGTGATCCGGCTCCTGATGACGCAGACCGCACTGCCGCTGGACGCCTCGACGCTGCTCACGAACGGATCGAACACGGTCCAGATCGACGCGACCAAGGAGGCGCACGGGAACACCCCCTCGCAGTTCACCTTCCCCGGCTCGGGGGTCCAGCGTCCCGCCTCGGGTCTCTGGGAGGTCATCGTCGAGGGCGAGCTCGTCCGCACGGACACGACCGCGGGCGCCGTCGACGTCGAGTTCGACATGGTCAACACGACCGACGGGAACGTGCCGCTCGAGATGCAGGAGGACCCGATCGTCATGGGCGTCCCGCTCTCCACGGCGCCTGACGACGCGATCACGGTGCCCCTGCGAGGGCGCGCGTTCCTCGATCTCTCCGAAGCGAAGAGCCACCGGCTCCAGGTGGCGCGCACCGCCGGGGCCGCCGCCGTCACCCTCCAAAACTGCTTCGTCTCCTGGGTCCGCCTGGGCGACTGACCCCAACCCCACCACTCAGCGATGGTCACGACAGGCCGCACCAGCCTCCTCTTCAAGGGCGAGACCGCCGCCAGCGGCGACATCGTCAACGTCCAGCTCGCCGGCGACCGGCCGGGGACGGTCCAATGCGACTTCGACGAGTACGCCACCAAGGGCTTCAAGATGGAGATCCAGGGGCGGATCAACTCGGGCATGAACTGGACGATCCTGCTCGTGATCGACGAGACCGACATCGACGAGAACGGGTCGATGGCCGCGAGCGTCCGGCTCATGCCGCAGATGCGCGCCGAGGTGGTCTCGGTCACGAACTCCCCCTCGACCGACGGCATCGAAGCCTGGCTCGTCGAGTGACCGACCGCGTCCAGGAGCTGGAGGCCCGGGTCGAGGAGCTCGAGGCCGCCGTCGAGGAACGCGACCGGCAGCTCGCGAACTACCGCGGGCGCGGGCAGAAGATGCTTGACGGGCTGGCGACACAGCTCCTGGAGGCGATGCAGGAGAACCCGAGCGCGGCGACGCTGAACGTCGTGCGGCAGTTCCTCAAGGACCAGAACATCATCGACCTGCGCGGCGGACCGACGCCGACGGGCGACCTCGGAAAGATGTACCCCTTCCCCTCTCCCCAGAACGAATCCGACGACTTCGGAGTGAAAGACCATGGCTAACCAACCCACCACGAGCGGGCGCAAGCACACCTCCGAGCGTCATCGGCTCGACCTCCTCGAGGAGATCGTGACCGGGATCGTCTCCTACGACCTCGCCACGGGCTCGATCTCCGTGGACACCTCGGATGCCGATTGGTTCGAGGACGGCGCGCACAACAAGGAGGTCTCGAACCTCCGCAAGAACGACCCCGACATCTCCTGGGCGCGGCTCACCGACGACGGGTCGATCGACACGATCGACCTGGACGCGGGGCGCTACAAGATCACGTTCCAGCTCGTCGTCGCCAGCACGACCGGGGACACCCAGGCGATGAACCTGCGCTACGCGCTGACGAACGACGAGTCGACCCAGGAGTGGCTCGCCGGCGTGGCCGAGAACGGGCTCAGTGAGCCGGCGACGCCCGCGGGTCTCGACAACCTCCAGATGTGGGTGAACCACACCGACTTCTTCGAGGTCACCGACGCGACGAACCTGCTCTACCTCCAGCTCGCCCTCGCCGTCGCCTCGCAGACGGGCGTCGCGATCCTGAGCGGGCTGTCGAAGGTGATCATCGAGCGCCTGGGGTAGGTGTCGGCGGTTCCGCCCCTGACGCCTGCGCTCAGGGACTTCCGCAATGCGCTCTGGGAGGTCATGGGCTGCCTTGGCCTCCCAGAGCCGACCGACCTCCAGTACGACCTCGCCGACTTCCTCCAGACCCCGGCGCCTCAGAAGCTGATCGAGGGGTATCGGGGGATCGGCAAGAGCCTCCTGGCGACGGCCTACGCCGTCCACGACCACCGGCTCCAGCTGGACGACCACGGGGAGACGGACCTCCACACGCTCTTCGTCTCCGCGGGCAAGGACTACGCCGACGAGATCTCGACCTTCGCCAAGCGGCTGATCACCGAGGTCCCGTTCTACCGGTGCCTGCGGCCGGGCAGCGACGGCTTCAGCTCCAACGTGCGCTTCGACGTGGCGCACAAGAAGCTCTCGAAGGACCCCAGCTTCAAGTCGGCGGGGATCTTCGGGCAGACGACCGGCTCGCGCACCAACCGCGCCTTCCTGGACGACATCGAGATCCCGAAGACCGCCGGCACGGTGGGGATGCGGGACAAGCTCAAGAGCGAGTTCATGTCGATCTCGGACCTCCTCCCCCCGGAGGGTGGCGAGATCGTGGTGCTAGGCACCCCCCACTTCGAGGACACGATCTATCAGTGGCTCCTGACGAAAGGGGAGTGGCTCGTGCGGTTCTACCCCGCGCGCTACCCCGACCCCGAGCGCGCGGAGCAGCTGGGCGACCACCTGGCGCCGATCATCCGGGAGCGCCTGGAGGCGGACCCGGACCTCGTCGGCAAGCCCACCGACCCCCGCCGCTGGGACGAGGAGCGGCTGCAGAAGCGCGAGGCGCGCTCGACGCCGGCGCACTTCGCCCGGCAGTACCTGCTCGACACGACGATCGGGGACCGGGAGGTGCACCCGCTCAAGCTCTCGGACCTGATCGTGACGGACCTGCACCCCGAGGTGGGGCCCGAGCGGATCATCTGGGGGACCGACGAGCCGATCGAGGACATCCCCATCTGGGGGCTCACCGGCGACCGCCTGCACCGGCCCGTGCGCGTGGCGAACAAGCTCGAGGTGAAGGAGTACGGGGGCGCGGTCATGGCGATCGACCCCTCGGGGCGCGGCAAGGACGAGACGGCCTGGGCCGTGTGCAAGATCCTGAACGCCACGCTCTTCGTCCCCGACTTCGGGGGCTACCTGGCTGGCTTCGAGGACGCGACGCTGCGCGCGCTGGCTGAGAGCGCGAAGCAGTGGAAGGTCAACGCGATCCGCGTCGAGTCGAACTTCGGCGACGGGATGTTCGAGCAGCTGCTCAAGCCTCACCTGCGGAAGGTCGGGCACCCCTGCTCGATCGTCTCCGAGCGCTCGCACGGCCAGAAGGAGGCGCGCATCTGCGACGTGCTCGAGCCCCTGCTCGGCCAGCACCGCATCGCCATCGACGCGAACGCGCTGCGGCGTGACGCGGCGCCGCGGGATGGGATGGGCGAGGAGGCGGCGATGAGCTACCGGCTGGCCTACCAGCTCTCCCGCCTGACGCGCCAGCGGGGGTGCCTGCACCACGACGACCGGATCGACGTGCTCGCGCAGGCGTGCGGCTACTGGGTCGAGCAGCTCGCCCTCTCCGCCGACGAGGCGCGCGACAAGGAAGAGGACGACTACATGGACGACGTCGTTCGCAACTGGCCGGGGCAGCAGCGCACCGGTAACTGGACCTCAGGATTCATTCCCAGCTACATGCGATCATGAACAAGGACGCACGGAAGGGCCATCAGTACATGTTCGTCGACGCCAACGCGACGGACGACACCTACTTCCCGAACCCGAAAGTCGGCGCGACCACAGACCCCACCAACGCCGACGGATTCGGGTTCTCGGACGACGGGACTGAGGGGGTCTTCTTCCCGGGCACGACGGGGAAGCACGCGATCATCTACTCGATCGTCGTGACCGGCGCGGGGTCGGCGGCAACGGCCGAGCTGCGGCAATTCGGCGGCGTCGCGACCTCCATCATGAACCTCCAGGCTGGCGCCTCGGGCATCGCCAACTTCTACAACTTTGGGCCCGAGGGAATCCGTATCCCGACCGGGTTCTCGTTGCTCACGAACAACAGCACCGCGGTCCAGGTTGCGATCACCTACGACCTCGTTTGAAGCGACACCAGCTCTTCTCGATCTTCGACGCCCCTCAAGACGTCTACTATCCCAAGGTCGAGAACATCATCACGAACGTCGGGTGGGGTGCGACGACGACCGCAGGGGATTCGGAGTTCGACACAGCTGGGCGACACGCGATCTTCCGCTCGATCCTCGTCGCCCCCACCGCCGGTAGCGGTGGCTCATACCCCACGATCCTGATCCGCGACGGGAACGGGGACAAGGTCGCGCAGTACATCACGGGGGCGGACTTCGGTGAGGACCTGCTCTTCGGTCCTGACGGAGTGAAGATCCCGGAGGGCTTCTCCGTGGAGGTGCTCGACTTCGACGGGGGGTACATCTCGATCGTCTACGACGTGTCGTGACTCAGCACCGCCACCAGGCGATGAACGTGCTCGGGATCGAGTACTTCCCGCCCAACACCTTCTACTCGATTGGGGGGGCGGACAACTACTTCCCCTGGCCGGGCCGTCAAAACCAGGTGGTCTGGGGGGGAGTCACGGACGCCTGTCCGGACTGGATGTTCGCGCGCTCGATCGGGACCTGCAACATCTCCACGGGGAACCCCTCGCGCGTCGTGCACCGCAAGAAGCGCTGCATCCTGCGCGCCTTCCGTGCCTTCAACGCTGAGGCGACGTCGATCGTCTACATCCGGGAGTGGCACAACAACTCGTCGAAGCGCCACGCGCGCTTCGAGCTTCTCGTGCAGCCCGGGGTGCCCAGCAGCTTGCAGCTCGGCCTCTACGGGGTGGACATCGGGCAGATGCCCTTTGTGCAGACGACGGGGAAGGTGTCCTTCGAGATGGTCTACGACGTTGCCTGAATCATGGACGAACTGCTGCGCCAGCTGATGATCGAGATCCTGATGCGCGAGATGCAGCGCCAGGAGTTCCGTCCCCCTCCCCCCCAGTTCCTGCCGGCACCTCAGCCGATCCAGAACATGTTGGGTCCGCTGGAGAGCCACCAGGGGACGGGGGGTCTCCTGCATGGGCTTCTGCGCGAGCCGCTGGCGGAGGTGCTGTGAGCGCCCCGATTAGCGCCGCCGGGCTGTGCGGCCTGGTGGACGAGCTGGGGAGCCACTGGCCGGGCTCGGAAGTGAAGGAGGGGATCGAGGAGCTGGCGTCGGAGCGGGATGCGGGGCTGCGGGTGATCCGCGCCTTCCACCAGCTCGTGAATCCCTCCGGCTGCCCGTGCGAACACTGTGCCGCCTTCGCGGCACTGGGCCTCTCTCTCGACCCCTGACCACGCCATGAAGAGCAAGAAGACCCTCCTCGGCCTGCTGCTGACCGGATGCCTGGCCGTCCTCCCCGGCTGCCCGCTCCTGCCCATCGACTCCGGTCAGGGGGTGAGCTTCGACCCCGCGGCCGCGGCCGCGCAATTCGACATCGTCGCCGGCACGACGCTCGACGCCTCCTTCTTCGTCGAGGACGAGGAGCTCGCCGAGGACCTGGCGAAGGTCGCGGCGGCGCTGGCCGCGGTCGCGGACATGCTCGAGGGGGGGGGGATGGACGGCGGGGCCATCGCCGCGGCGCTGAGCGTTTCCGACGAGCTGCTCGCCAGTGACGACCTCGGCGACGAGGTGAAGCTGGCCGTCGTCGGGGCGCGGTTCATGCTGCGCCAGGCGGCGGCCGCCGCGAAGACCCAGGCCGGCCTGTAGATGCTCCTCGTTGACGGCATGGAGAACTGGAAGGAGCTCGGTGCACTGGGGGCCTTGATCGTCGTCGTGATCTGGGGGATCACCAAGGGGATCCCCAGCATTGTCGCGCGCTTCGACAAGCAGCTCTCGGCGCAGCTGGAGGCGTTCCGGGTGGAGCTTCGGCACGCGCGGGAGTCTTCGCGCGACGAGATCCAGCACGCCCGTCAGATCTTCCGGGAAGAGCTCCAGGAAGAGCGGGCGCAGTCACGGGCCTTGGTGGAGTCCGGGCACCAGGCGGTGAACAACTTGGCCGCGAGCTTCCGCGACCTCTCGGACGAGCTCCGCCGCGACCTCGCGCAGCGCGACCGCGAGAGCGCCTGACCCTGATCCACGGTGGCGCCGCCTGGCCCACCGGCCCCTGAATCCCCAACCCTGAACGCTCCATGCAGATTCTCACCGGCGGCGTAGCCGCTCCCCCCACGATTCCCGCGGGCAAGCTCGACACGAACCTCCCGGACGCGGTGCTGATCAAGCGCATCGCTCCGCCCGAGGGCTACCTTCACGCGGACGTCTGCAAGTTCTACGACGAGGGGGAGCGCCTCTTCGTGGTCTGGGACGACGGGGGCGTGCAGGGGAACAACCTGGCTTGCAGCTACAAGACCTCCGACGGTTCGAAGGAGTGGGAACAGCTGCTGACGGGTTCGATCTCGAACAACGACATCGCCTGGGACGCGAAGAGCTCGGACAAGCTGCTGTACCTCCGCACGCGCAACGGGGAGCCGGAGCTGTCGAAGTGGGACAAGGACGGTCGTCTGTGGGAGACGACGGACTTCGACACGACGCCGCACTTTTCCTGGTGCGGGGGGATCTCGGGTGCGGGGACGCGGTCGATGATCGCTGGCTTCTACACCCCCACGCCGGCGGGTTGGGACACGCACCTGCTCGACGCGGCGGACGAGTCGATCAGCGCGACGATCAACCCGGGGTCGAGCTTCGATGCGGTGGCGGCGCTCTCGCGTGACGGGGACGTGATCCTGACCAAGCACCACGGTCCGGGCTTCACGGTCTACCGGCACTCGACCTCGCTGACGACCCACACGAACGTCTCGGCGCTGCTCCAGAGCTTCGACATGGTCAACGACCCGACGCCTCCGGGGCCGGTGGCGCTCTCGGCGGACGGCGCGGAGGGGATCGTCTTGGACGACGTCTCGAACATCGTCTATTGCCTCACGGGCGGTCCGGCGAGCTACACGCAGACGAAGATCACGCTGCCCAACAAGCCGCGCGCGTGCGCGCTCTCCTCGGACGGGGAGACGGCCGTGGTGGTGAGCCGGTCGGCGGACATCGCGAACGGTGGGCTGCTGGTGACGATCATCGACATGACGGGGACGCCGTCGATCGCCCTCGATGGTGGTCTCCCGATCCAGTATTCGGTCCTGAACCCGAACGGGACGGCGCACGGCCTCCTGCGATTCCTGGGGATCACGGACGATGGGTCGGAGATCGGTCTCGGCACCTTCCAGAACCACGACCCGGTCACCGGACAGCAGCACTCGGTTGCGCTGCGCGCGTCGACCTCGAAGCGCAGCTACCAGCGCCTCTTCGTGCCGGAGCAGAACGCGCGCGTCTGGTGCGGTGACTACGAGACGAGCGACGGGTCGCTGATGGCGATCGCGCCGCACCAGCCCTTCACCGGCCCGCAGCCGCACAAGGGCTACGTCGAGCTCCTGTCGCTACCGGCGGCTTCCTGACCGCTGGAGCTTCCCCCTGGCCGGGGCGTGTCGTGCGGGCGCGCTCCGGCCCCTTTTTGCCCTCACCGAACCCTGAACCCGAACCTCTCATGAAGACCTACCTCCTCGCCGCGCTGGCCGCGGCGGCCTGGGCCCTCGCCTTCCTGACGACCACGAGCTCTGCTTCGATCGAGACCCCCGCCCCGCTCTCGCCGCATCCGGTGGTGAGCTACGAGGGGGAGCTGGCGGACGCGAAGCCGCGCGACCTGGCCTTCGTCGTGCCGGACTACCCGGGTGAGGGGGAGCCTGAGGCGTGGGCGGCGGTGTTCACGGTGGAGCTCGAGCGCGAGATCATCGTGGGCGGGCAGAACCGCTCGAGCGAGACGCACGCGGGGATCCCGCTGGACCGCTTCAACGGGGTCCTGGTGCACCTCTACTGGCTCGAGGCCGGGCTGCAGAGCGAGGAGCCGTGGATGGACTCGGTCCTGCCGAGCTCGTGGTACAGCGAGCGCATCCAGGCGTGGGGCCCGACCGAGCCGGCGCCGAACTGGGAGGACTGGGTCATGGCCCCGAACTGGGAGCGCGCCTTCCTGGCCGGGGACCCGTCGATCTACTGGGGCGTCGGCCTCCCCCCGACTCCGCAGGGGCCGCCGGAGCCGACGCGCACCCGCGAGCGGCATCTGCTGACGGGGACCGCGGTGGAGCCCGGGGAGACGATCTCGGGGCTCTTCCGCTGGGAGTGGGACGTCCCGGACTGGCCCCCCGGCCACCACTGGCCGCGCCGCTTCACCACCCGCGTCGACCTCGAGGTCTACTTCGAGTGGGTCCCCGCGGACGAGCTCTGACCCCAATAGAGCCGCCCCCCTCGATCCTGGGCTGAGAACCGGAGCGAGAGAGGCGGCGAAGGGGCGCAGGCGAAGAGGTGAGGCACCGCCTGTGGCCGCTCTGGAACCTACGTCCTGAGGTCCGAGGCGCCAGGTAGGCGCCAAGGGCCAGGTGAGCCCAGCCTACGACGCGCCAGGGGCGGATTCCAGGGGCTCAGCCGCGCGCACCGGCCCGGAGGGGCACGGTGGGACGCGAGGCGCGCAGCCGGCCCATCAGCGAGCGCTGAGAGGGCCACAGCAGCCCCTCCATGCCCGCGACCTGGCAGAACACCTCGACGGGCCGCTCGACAGCCTCGTCATCGACACGCGCGAAGCCACGGGCCTCCAGCGCCTCCTCCGCTACCTGGAGCTCCCCCCGGAACCCGAGCCCCCAGAACCCCAGCGCAGCCAGGGAGCCAAGAAGCGACCCCCTCGTGAGCCTCACAGCTCGGCCCTCCACTCGCAGGAAGGGCAGCGGATCTCGACGGAGTAGACGCCGGCGCTCTCGCAGCAGGCGATCACGAGCGTCTCGGGCTGCTCGGGTGGCCGCTCCCACCAAGCGAGCTTGAACGCCTCCCCGCACTTCGGGCAGGTGAGCAGCGGCACCTCGTCCTCGACCCGCTCCGCCATGCTCCCAAGCTACCCATCTGCCTGCCGACGACCAAGCCGCGACACACCTCCCCGCAAGAGCCCGCCCCAGCGCCGCGAGCCACACCTCGAGCTCGGAGCCAGCCACCCCACGGATGTTGAGTGACGTACCTCCGGGGGCTTCTCGAGGAGCGCGGGGCGCGTGTGTCCCCCGTGGGGTCTCCAGGGGGGCCGGGGGGTCAGCGAGGGGCGGAGGCGGCGCGTGCAGCGTCTCGTGAGGCTCATGCTGCCTGGTGACGCCCAGCTTTCCGGGAGGGCTGGAGCTGGCAGGCGTGGTGAGCGAGGGGAGCTGAGAGCCGTCAGCCTCTGAGGGAGAGCCTGAGAGGGGACGCCTTTTCGCGTCGTGGTGCTCGTCCTCTGCTTGCTGCACTGTCGCTGAGGAGCCCGAGGCTTGCTGCTGATGCGCTAGCGATCAACCGGCCGTGCTGCGCGAGTGCGCTTCGCTACGGGCCGCCTGAGCTGGTGAGGCTCGGAGAGTGGGGAGAGCCGGCCGCCGTCCCAACGGTGCGGAGAGTTGGCGTGATAATCAAGAGTGGACGTTGTTGGGAGTGCCGGGAATGGGAAAGGGGGGTTGACGGTTCGCGCTGTCTTGGGTTGGGGTTGGGGTGATATGGCTGAGATCCTGAGGGAATTGGCCGTGACCTGGGGTTGCTCTTCGGAGTCCGTCATCTGTAGGCCCTGCTCGCCTTGGGGCCTGAGACATCGAGAGGAGCAACATGGGGGAGCGTGAATTGGTGCGGGTGGTCCGGCCGGTGGCTGGGGACCTGCGGCTATCGAGGGTGGCGCAGCTGTACGTGGAGGAGCTGCGGGGGCGGGTGAGCGTGCGGCACGTCCAGGTGGTTCGTGGGGTGCTCGATGCTTGGATCGGTGCTGTTGGGGACCTGGCATCGAGCGAGGTGGACGAGGCGCTGGGGATCGCCTACCGGGCAGACGCGGTGCGGCGTGGGCTCGCGGTGAGGACGGCGAACAACCACGTCCAGACGCTGGAGAGGGCGCTTCGGTGGGCGAGGCGGGCGGGGCACATCGAGCGGAATGGGCTGGCGGAGGTCGAGAAGCTCCCAGAGAGGGAGAGGGACAAGAAGAAGAAGCGGCGGGCGCTGACGGACGAAGAGCTCGTTCGCTTCGTGGAGACGGCGAGGGAGGACGATCGGAAGGCGATGGAGGCCGGGCGGCGGAAGGTGCCACAGACGGCGCTGTGGCTCGTGCTGCTCGGGACAGGGGGGCGCCGGAAGGAGACGCTGGGAGTCAGGTGGCGGCACTTCAACTTCGAGCCCGATGGGCTGCCCGAGGAGCTGGAAGGGGCTGCGACCGTGCGCTTCGTCGACACCAAGAACGGCAAGGAGAGGGTCGTGCCAGTGGCTCCCGACGTGGCTGCAGAGGTGCGCGCGCTGCGCGAAGTGCACCGGGAACTCCTGGGGCGTGAGCCGCGCGCCGGAGACCACGTCTTCCTCTCCCCTCAAGGTCGCCCATTCGTGGGCGAGTCACAGGGGAACACGCTGCGGCTCTTCTACCGGGTGCTCGAGCGCGCGGGCATAGAGAGAAAGGTGGACGGGCGCTCGATCGACCTTCACGCCTGCCGGATGACCTCCAACGCGCGCTACCAAAGAGCCAACGTCGAGACCGGCACGCGACAGAAATTCCTCGGGCATTCCGACCCGAAGCTCACCGAGAATATGTACGGTGATGTTGGCGAGGCCGAGAGCTTCGCTGCTCTTCAACAACTCGTAGAACGGGAACTCCGACGACTCGGCGCGACTGACGACGAGATCGAGGAGGCTCTGAGGGCCATCAGTTCTGGCAGCGACTCCTCCGCCGTCGCTCGCTTGATGGACTGGCTGATGGTCACTGGCGGAGAGCATCCCGGTTCGAGTGACGATCAGATTTCTAATCTGAGGGTCACAGGTTCGAGTCCTGTCGGGCGTGCCA